TTGAAGATACCTCGTTCACCTGACTTAGACTCAACGAGGGCAGTCCACTCTCTAAGAAATGTTTCCATATCTGGTTTCTCTGTATAGCTAACTGAGTTGTTAGACAAAGCTCGATGCCCTGCATTTTCCCACCAGTTGCCTGACTTGGCGTGTCTCATACGGTCATCTGATAAGTTTGACAATGAGATCATAGCACTGCGTCTAACACCACCACTTACAACTATCTCTCCGACCTTGCACATTATGTCGTGACATTCTAAGCTTGACAGTTTGCGGTTTTGTGCGCCTTTAAATGTACCAATACAAAAGTTAAACAAGTCTACTAAAGGTGCAGGACCAGATGCTCTGCCACCAAATGTTTTTAGTTTAGCCCCTGCTGGTCGAACTAAAGACATATTCCACTTAGGTATTTCACCTGCCCATAGAAGTGCTAATACTTGTCGGAAGGCTTTAGCCCAACCCTCTTTGCTATCCTTAACTATAATAGTCGTGTCACTGTCGTACATAGTTGGAACTTCAGGTAACTTAGAAATAAACTGACGCTCAACACTGAAACCGACACCAGTGCCGCACAAAAGTATAAACATAGCTTCATCAAAACTTTTAGGATCATCCACGGGTAAGTAGCTACAGTTGTACCCTGCTGTGTTGTCTCGCTGCAACGCTGGCCCTGCCGTCATCATCGCTCTCATTGATGGCATTACTTGTAGTGATACTATTGCATCATAAAGTTCTTCTCTGGTGTCGGTATCCATACCTTTTGTTTCGCATACTAGATCAACATACCTAGATACAGTTTCGTGCCACGTTTCTCTACGCCCTTCCGTGTCTAACCATCTGGCGTAGCGAGATTTGTGAATAAATGATTGATAGTCGGTGGGCAGGTAGTTATTGTTCATTTCTTTTTTCCTTATAGTCTTCCAAAAAATTCTGTTGCTGTTTTATTTTTTTGATCAAAGAGATACCAAGCACAGTTATCCTTTCCTGTATTCTTACTATCTTCGATCCACTTTACTCTTCCTACACTAACAATCTTTTTACAGTATCTTAGGTATGGTATAGCTTGTCGAGTGTGCATCCAATCTGCATCAAAAAGTAACCAGGTTTTTACGGATGCAATAATGTTTTCTATCATAGGGTGTAGTATATCTCTATTCCAAGGAGGATTAGTAATACAGTACGTGTTAGTCTTATGTACGTCCCAAGAGATTGTAAGAGCATCTGCTTGGCTAATTCCTTTATCTAAACGTGGCTCAATATCTGTAGCTCCTATACAGACCCCATTCGTTAAAGTTTTAATGTGTTCAATTAATCTGCCATCTCCTGCACAAGGCTCAACATAATCAAAGGCCAATGGCAAGTGTGGAACGAGTGGTGCTAAAGCAGATATAGGAGTAGGATAAAAATCCCTTTCAATTCTTTCAAAGTTAGATCTTTTACCCATAAACTACCACTTCTCTTTAACTTTCATCTTTTCCACTTTTACGTCATCTATGTCGTGTATTGCATTAGATATAGATTCTGCTACTTCAGTAGGATGTTCTTCTTCTACTAAGGATAAGACATTTCCTTCTTCATCTACCTTCAAGGTAAACGAAACGTAAAAGGATTTATAATTCGTCTTTGCCATTTATTTGATTTATCCTCATTTCAGCATAACGAATAACCTTGTTGAGATCCGTTATCTCACTTTCTTTTTGGTCCATACCATCGTATAACTTATGTCCTGCACGGCTAGCATACTTAACTATGTTACCTCGCCAAAATTCAAAACCATTCATCATAGTGTATGTAATAGGTTCTATTTGCCAACGAGCATAATGCTCTGGCTTATTTATTAGTTCGTCTGTCACGCTGTGCCTTTCGTTTTAGTTAGGGGGCCAAACTTAATAACCTGACCGCCAGAAGTTTGTATCTCTACTTCAGGTAGACCATTCACTTCTTCTTCTGCATCTTGTTCAAATATCTTAATCATTTGATCTCTACGCTCTTCAACTATCGCCATAATGTTTGGGTATTCGTGTGCAACATCTAAGAAAGCACTAAGAAAAGTTGCACACTTAATTAAGTCACTAAGTATTGCTTTATCTATATTGCTCTCAGGACCCATTGCTAAACCAGTAGATATTAAACCACTCCAGTTACCATCGGTATCAAAATTTATTGGTCGTAGTATTAAAGCAACTTCATCATCTGTTAATGTGTATCCCATTATATGTCTTTCCTTTTTGTTTTTAATTTAATTACAGTTTCTTTAGTGCTTCTGCCTTTTTCGAGTAGCCAATCTAATGGTATAACCCTGTGCGCCCACTTAAAATCGTGCTTCTCACACCACCCACAGTATCTAGTTTTAGACCCTTTGTATAGTTTTGCTTGAGCATTACTAAATACAAAACGAATGTCTAATTCTGGGTGTTGATCCCTGACCGCCAAATGTTTGCGGCGATCTTCATTATCAAACAAACCTTTAGATTCTATAAAGATACCATTGTCCAGTTGGAAGTCAGGAGTATAAGTTCTATACCGCAAGTCTTCCCACTGAACTTTGAGGAGTTCGTAACGTACTTCTTTTTGGTGATGCGTTAGATAGTCAGCAACCCGTTCCTCTAAACCACTTCTGTAGCGTCTGGAATTGTGTCGCCGTCTTGTATTAGTCTTTTTTACCATCAGATAGGGAAGCCTTTAATTCATCTACTTTAACCCTACCTATTGCATTAACACATTGTAGCATATGACCGACTACATTTGATGTAGTTGTATTAACTCTCAGAACTTCAATTAATTCTTTCTGTTCATCTGTCATATTATCTGTGTCGTACTCTGTACCTTCTATTGTCATCTTTACCATTATGCTGCCTCATTTTCTTCTAAGATCTCTGACGGATCATATTTTTTTACTAGTTTCCAGTATGCAAGAAGACTGTTGAACATAGCTAAGTGTCTATTGTGAGTTCTAATGTCCCACCGATGTACTGCTATTAGTTCTGGGTCTTCCCTGTCAACAAATATAGAAACTCTCTCTGGTTGTTTAAAGTTACATCCTTCTGCATAAGCAGATAGCTGCATCCCGTGATCATCAAAAACTAACTTCGATGCCTGTTTCTCTTTTAAACCATCTTTAGTTTTAAAGTCAACAAAAATTCTTGATTTAGAATATAAATCTATTTTGCCACCATATCCATTTGTTGAGCAGAAAGAGTCTTCAGCAATCCAAGTTTCATCAGGAAATTCTGTATCCAAATAATCTTTAATAACTTTGTACGCTTTAGTTTTTTTACCGCCCATAAAGCCTTGCTCAATCATAGCGTGTATAATTGTGCCACGCTCTGCGGCTTTACGGCCTATCTCTTTTGAATCTGTTTTACATCGTTGCGTAAAATCTTCTAAGGTTTCCCCAGGATCTTGCTCTAATGTAATAGCTGAGTTAAGGGCTTGATTAATCTTCCAGTTCTCTAAAGATGGCTTTGCAGCCATCCCTATTATTGTTGTAACGGAAGGTACGTATCCGTGTTGTCGTGCATCTCGAAGTGTAGTGTTACGCTCTCTTCCGTTTGCTCCGACTATTGTGTAAGTAGGCAAGCCATCTTTATCATACCAATGACCTGCCTCAGAAAGTTGTTCTATCAAACACCTACACCTTCAATGTCGTGACCAACGAAAGCTTCAACAAGTTCAGCGTCTACTTCATCTAGTTCTTGGACATTGTTCTCTTTCCAACGGTCTAACACGTAACCATCTGACCACTTAATCCAATCTTGAAAGCTTTCAAACGTATTACTGTCTTCGTCTTGCAGATCAACTTCCTTAACATTGTTAAACAATATTGTTGCGTAAGTTGCAGGAACTGTTTCTACCTTAGACCCTAGTGTAATACTACGCTTTAATAGTTTAGCTTCAATGGGAACCTTACTATCTTCCCTAATTTTTTTAAGAACTTCGTTTAACGCTTTGATGCTATCTTTATTCTTGATGTCAAGTATAAAAGGTATCTCATCATTGTACCCTTCAACTTCAATACCATCTTCATTAAGAGCTTTTCCATTTAAGTTTATTGTACCAAACAAAATTTTAGTACGCTTAACGGCTCTCATTAAATCCTTTATCTCTTGTGATAGCGCATCATATTCTTTCTTTGTGTGATACCCTGAAGGACGACCTATATTAAATGTGCCTTTCGAGTCTTTTAAATCTGTGTAAAGATTGTTAGCCATAACAGTTCGATGCATAACATTATTAATTGAATCCCAATGCGTCCATTGTTCCTTTAGGGCAAATATCCTAATCTCTGGCTCTAAACAATAAACAATATCATCCCCAACTTTTAATTTATATGCACCTACGGGTACAACTTCGGTTCTCATAGTCTTACCTGAAACCTCAACGTCACCCATCAACGCTTTATGCGTAATGTTTAGACGAGCTAGGCTAGAAGACTTCTTAGTGTTGCCGTCATCTTGGGCTGAAAGACCCATCATATCGGCTAGTGCTTGTCCTGAAGCACCTGCTATTTGTAATTCTGTATTCATAATTTACCTTTATTTATAATATGTGAAAAGAGTTATAGTTATACTATATAACGTCCTTTATGTCAAGCCAATTTGATCCTATCTTGGCCTCTAATAGTAATGGTACGTTCATTTTTACATTGTATGCTTCCTCTATAATTAAATCTAAATCATTATTCATATCTTTGATTATTTGTATTACATAATTTGTTTCATTAGGGTGTACATCAACTACAATAGAGTCGTGTACTGAGTTTACAACACAAGATTGTAGTGGCTCTAGTCGTTCGTTTAGTTCTAAATATATTACCTGTACAATGTCATTAGAAAAACCTTGAACAGGGTAGTTCTTAATCATTGTAAAGTGTGTAGGTTGTCCACTCTTTCTTTTAACTACATCAGGAAATGCATATTGTCTTCCTGACGGGGTAGTTACTTTTCCTTCTACTGCTTCATCCCCTAACTTCTTATGCCATTTAGCTATGCCTTTATACTTTTCAATAAAATGTTTGTAGTATGTAGCTTCCGCTTTACTTCTGCCATAGCCGCTTGCACCAAACAAGGGAGCAAAGGTATGGCCTTTTGCAACTTGGCGTGACGTTTCTTGCCCTGCATCAGTAATAACTTTAGCTGTGTAGCTGTGTACATCAAAACCTGTATCTATCTCGTGCATTGCTGTTTTATCCTGTGACAAAAATGCAGCTACTCTAAATTCTAACTGAGCAAAGTCACAGTCTAGTATCTGACCACCCTCCCAACGAGACACAAATACTTTCTTGACAGGGAACGTACCACCTCGTGGCATATTTTGCATATTCGGATTGCGTCCACTGAACCTGCCTGTAGATGTAATGTGTTGTGTTAGCCCAACGTGTAAGAACCCATCCTCTTTTAGGTAGTTACCTATGCCGTCCACAAAAGATGAAAGATATGTAGACACCGCAGATAACCTCTTTATGTCCTCTAAGAATTGTATGGCAGAGGTAAGATTACTCGTCTTAGCATACGATATTAAAAGGTCTAAGTTTGTCTTACTTGTGCTAAAACCATTTGCACTTACCCAAGTTTTGTTTGGGGGATTAAAGCCTAGACCTGCCCACATATTTAGCTTCTTTAGTTGATACCCTCGACTTAAACAATCAGGACACTTGCTTGCTTTTTTGAAATCAGAGCCATCCTTTTTCTTTTTATATCTACTTCCTACTCCCTTACACGAAGGACACGTAAATGCTTTTGTCTTTTTAATAAGAGTACTATTCTCTCTAACTGCCGATACAAATTCTTTTTTATCTTTAGTAAACTCAAACAGGCCAACCCATTCTTTCTTATCATTTACAGATCTACTAAAAATAACTTGCGAAACTTGCTCTGGACTATTTAAATTGATTGGGGTGTCACCCATAAGTTCTCGTGTTTGTTTAGCTAACCTTTCTTGGATAGCTATCTTCTCTTGCTCAAACTCTTCTTTTACTCTTTGAAGGGCGACTCTATCCACCCTGATCCCTCGCATATACATTCGGGTAAGGGTTCTACAGACTTTGAAGGTAATGTCTCGAACTCTATCCATTCCGTAGCTTTCGCTTTGGGTGAACCCTTCGGCAATAGTAGCAAGGAACAGTTCGGCAGTAGTGTCAACATCACAACCAAGATAATGTGTAAGTTCTTCAAGCGGAATTTCATTTGTGTTATATCCTTCTCTAAAATATTTCTTTAGTGTGTCGTCCTTTTGAAAGGTTAAGTTTCTACGTTCAGCACACGCTAATAAACTTAAAGGTTGTTTTTGACCTCGCTGCAAGATGTACTCAGCTAACATAGTGTCATAGATTTCACCATCATACTTAAACCCACTTGCCCACAACCACATCAAGTCGTGCTGTGCATTGTGCATTATAAGTAAGGTTGTCTGGTCTAAGATAGTCTGTAGTAACTTAGCATTAGCACCTGTCCTGTCGGTTTGCTCAACGTGATCAAAGGTCAACAGGTATCGTTCCGTAGGTATGTCTACATTTTTAGTACCCACTTGAACTAAGAAGTTGTTTGGCTCAAAAGGATCTAAGTGTGTCTTACCATTACGTTTCGTAACTGTGTTTTCTACATCTAAAACTAATCTCATACAGTGTACTGTGCTGTCTCACCATCTAGCTGACACGTTATGCGTCCTTGAAACCCACCCTTTAATTTATTCTTAGCTATATTTAAATGTCTTTCTTTGTTTTCCATCTCGTTTCCTTCAATAACTCTGTTTTTACCTATCAGTATCATCAAGTCAGCTTCTGCAGCCTTCCCTGTCTTACTACCCTCTAACATAGATTGATCTGGAGCCGCCCTACCTTCTGCTTCCGCACTGAGTTGTGACAACCAGAATACTGCACAGTTATATTCTTTTGCTATATTCCTGGCGTGAATGGTAGCATCTCTCAAGTAAACATCAGACTTATCACTGGTGCGTGGCGCAAACTTATCGCCCATATCGAGTATCAGTATGTCTGGTTTGATTGACTTAGCTACAGCTTCTACCCACGCTAGATCTTTTCCTGTAGAATCTTTAATGTGGATGTTAGAATTAACCTTTTCATAGCGTAATGCCGCCTTCGATGGGTTAACTTTTATCTCGTCCATCGACATCCCTGTAGCGGCTGTAAGATACCTCGAACCTACCCGATTTGCCGCCTCTTCGTTGCATAAAACAACACATTTTGCTCCCTGTTCTGCAAACCCCTTCGGAGAAGCTAAAATAGAAGCGTGGAATGATGTTTTACCTGTGTTTGGTCTTGCGCCGACAATAATGAAGTGTCCTCTGCTAACCCCCTCTACATTGCGTCCTAGGCTAGATATGTTAAATTTCCATTGTGCCTCATTTTCGTTGGCAGACAGCAAGGTTTCAATGCTAGTGTCTTCAAACTCTACCTTTAAGTTAGGTGTAAAGTCATCCTGATATGTCTCAACAATTTTGCGTAATGGTTCTAAGCTGTTCTGTGTACCATTGACAAAGTCATACCCTATATTTGCTACCTTCTCTCCTACTACTTGCTGAAACATCCTAGAAATAACATCATTGGCTATCTCATTGTTTAACACGCTACTATTAGCAATCTTCTGAAAGATTCTCCTGTACTGTTCTTTATTACTAGTCGTCAGTGTTTTGTTCGTAGCGTAGAATAATGCTTCTAAGTCAGCAAGCGATAGCCCTTGGTCATAAGTCTCCATAGCGTAGTCTAAAGTTTGTTTTACTTTCCTTACATCCTTCGTAAATATCTCGTCAGGGCAACGTATGCCCTTGTGTAATTCGTGAAATTCTTTGTTCATTAGTGTTTTTAATAGTGATAACTCTGTCATTTTACCTTTCTGCGTCTTCCTATAAATGCACCATCTCTATCCCAACTAATATATCGCATTGGGAGATAACGATAGCACCAACGTATAGGTTTAGACTTACCTGTATTCCATACTTCCTTTACTGCGCCCCATTCGCCTACTTTAACTAAGCCAACACACGCATCATATTTTATTGGTGGGTTTTTTACTTTAACAGAAAGTGTTCTACCCACTAAGATTACACAAAGTTTTTAGTAACGATATGTCCTCTTCTTCTTTGTATTTTATATCGTTTTTCAAGCGCATAGCAATAGTGTTGATCCCTGTCCAAGACACAATCTCTCGTCTATATTGCAAGTTCTTGTTTGACGCATCAGGATCAAGAGCCATTATAATTTTTGTATAATCTTGTATGTATTCAATATGTTTCACGGACATTGACGTACCTAATATAGCTATTCCAGTGACATTTTGACACACACTACATATAGTGTTTGCACTAATAACGTCCTCGACAATCACAGCAATTCCGTTTGGTTCGCCCTGACACGCAACATAAACATCCGCTTCCCCTGTATATCGTAACCATTTTGGTTTAGCGTAGTTTAAGGTTCGCCCTGTTGCATCAATTATAATACCATCCTTTCGGATAGGAAACACAACACGATTATCTTTGACATCGTGCAGCAACTCTACATTCTGCAAGTCCCACCTCTGAATAAACCCATTTAAAGTATTCCCTTCTATAGGAACTATATATTCTGGCATCAACATAGGACTTTTTCTGTGGCTCGTATCTTCCCAACTCATACTCTCACTACTCTCCTTCCTATTTTTTATTCGTTTCTTTATTTCCTGGGCAGCCAACCCTTCATAAATACTGCCCTTTATATTACACATAAGTTTAAAACATCTATAAACAAAACGACCCTCAATTACACTAACACTAAATGAATTTTGACCACGGCAAAAGGGGCAGTCTTGTCTTAGACTTTCCCCTTCTGAAATGTCTAGGTCTTGAATAAACGCTTTTATACTAACCATTAGCGTTTCTCTTAGATAGTGCAGTAGTTGCACCATCAAGAGTATTAACTAAATAGTTCTTAACTGATTGTGGATTTTGATGCCCTGTTACTTGCATAATACCAAATACATCAACATCACTCTCCACCATCTCAGTTACTGCCGTTCTCCTAAAATCCATTGCCCATAACTCAGGGCGAATATTTGCTTCATCCTTAATATCATTAACTAAGTAGGACACTTGCTTATCTGTGTAGGGTCGATACTCTGTACCTCTAACGGGTATACGAGGACAAACGTACTCCGATATACCATCAAAGTCTTCCTTTTGTTGTTGTAGCATCTTAATGAGCCTATCTGATACAGGCAAATGCACTACCGCACCTCGCTTAGATTGTGTTATATCTATTCGTTTCTCATTAAAGTTAATACTATCCCACGTTAGTTCTCGCATATCCCCGACACGTTGCCCAAAATCGTATGCCATATGACACAACAGGGCAATACTTCTATACTTAAAGTCTGAGTACGCAGTGTCCAGGAATTGTTTAACTTCATCACGCTCCCATTTTACTTGGCGTACTGCATCCTTCACAGTGTCTAAGCCAACTAAAGGATTCCTATCCATAAGTTCATTTTGCATAGCATACTTAAACACAACAGAAAGATTACTCTTCCTAATATTAGCGGTGCGAACTGTATTTTTGCCACCTATCCTTAACCATTGTTCATATGCCGCTGACATATGCTTTAATGATATTTTCTTTAACTTCATATCACCTAGTTTAACATTATTTTGAACAACAGTTTCACAAATCTTCTTTTGTTGTGCCATATATTCTTTTTGCGTTTTTGTAGATAACTTACAAAACTTAGGTGAACATCTATATTGTTCTACCATATCACTTAGTATCATTTTTTCTTCCTCTTTCTTTTTAATCTATCCTCATAATTTAAATGAGTAATATAATAGCATATTACCCACGCGCCAACGAATATACCAATAAACATTAAAGGTAAAACATTTTCTCTCAACCAAAAAATATCCATATGATTAGGTTAGCACAGAATTAATGTAACAAATTATAATCATAACAACAACTAAAAGTACTATTGTCCATTTACTTTTCATACTTATCTCCTTTACATTTTGGGCATATCTCTGGGTTAACATCATCACGAGAAAAGTTTAACTCGTACACAATACCTTTGCCCTTACAATAAAAACATTTTACTTTACCATTTTCTAACAGTGTCATTTTTACTTTGCTCCCGATGTAATTCACGTTGTTCCAGGATTAATAGTCTCTCCTTGATGCATCTAACTTGAGCGATCAATGATGCTATCTGCTTTTGATCTTCAGTCATAATTTTCTCTCCTCTCTGCATAGTGTACGCCCCTTCTAAAAGCTACTTCTACAATATAAACTTGATCGGACGAAAGTCCACACCCCTCAAGCTCTTCACGCATTTTGTCTGCCCAATCAACGGTTTCAGCTTGTGCCTTATCACGCTCTGTAAGGTAGCATTTATAATCAACCAACTCTTTATCTCCTTTTTCAATTTGTTTTAACCTACGTAAATACGCTTTCTTATCTGCTAATATTTTAAGTAGTTGTTTAGTTTCAAACTCAATGTTCTCTATCTCTCCGCACACACTCATACTTCCATCCCTCCTAATAAATGCGATATAACTGGTATCGTAAAGCCGTTACCTATCATACGAAACCTCTGAGTATTACTAACGTGATTAGTGTAATTAGGTGGCATACCTTGCAGACGCTCTACTTCAAGCGGTAAAAGTTTACGCCACATAGGTTTGTCTTTAGTCTCAACTAAAACCTTTGGCTCTAAGTTACCACCCGATGCGGCACATACTGAGGGTGACTTACCTTTGCGGTGGTAGACCCTACGATTGTAGCCGTGTCCCTTCAAATCGGCATCACCTACGTGCGCTAGCCCTTCTGGTGAAAACACTAGTTGTCGTCTATGTTTCTCGAAGTAAGACTTCAAGTTACCACCCTTGAAATAGTTAGCATCTATGCAGAAACTTTTATCTCTGTCAGCAAAGTAACCATCAGGTTCCAATATATCTTGTAAGACTACGCCCTTATCTTTTGGCAACTCAGTCTGAGGGATGTTTGTCCAATAATATCTGACACGATTCTGTGCAGTAAAATGAGATGAATTTATCTTGATAGGTTGGACCCCCAATGCGTCAGATATAATATCCATATTACTTTGTTTCATTCGCACATTCTCAAGTAGAAAGTATTTAGGTTTAAACTCCTTTAGTAGTCTAACATACTCAAAGAACAACGAAGAACGTGTTCCAGGAATTAATCCTTTCTGATGCCCTGCGAATGAGACATCCTGACAAGGTGAACCACCAATCAATAGATCAAAGGGGTTTTTATCTAAATAAGATTCTCTGTACAAATCCCTAGAAAATTCTCTTACATCTCCCATCTGCCACACTGTGTTGCCCCAGTTCGCTTGTGAGACTGTGTTAGCGTACTTGTCAGTCTCTAAGCTAATGTATGTTTTAACTGGTATGTTGCTCTCTATAAGGGCAAGCAATGCCCCCGAACAACCATTGAACGGAGACAATACATTTATTCCATTAGGTGTTAATCTCATTAGTCATTCTCCCTCTATAACGTATCTTAACTTAAAATACCCATTGCCGTCTACCCATTCAAACCAACCTTCACGCCAGTCAGACGCATTGTAGTCAGTCCAATCTTCAGAACGATCTCTATTAATCTCTCCTAAAACTTGTGTTAAAGTCCAATACAAAAATTTCCCTGTTGTAATGTCCTTTACTTTGTATAAATCAGCCATCAATCCATCCACCCATCATTGTATACGGCATCAGGGAAAAACTCTTTGATATATATCAATGCTTTACCTACAGACTTATATGCTGAAGTATTACCTTGCACCCATCCACATTGGACTACATTTATATCTTCAGCGATGCGCTTACCTTTGCGTATGTATGGGATAGAGATACCTTTACCGCCACAACAAGACCCTAGATCTTCTGACCCTTGCGCTTCCCAACAGTCAAACCAAATTTGTTTGGCGGTATCTATCTCAGCTTTTAGCATCTTCAAGTCGTCTTCTTGATATGCCATAACTTTATTGGGGTTTTTAGTATAATATTTAGGTGCTAACTTCATTGTGCTACTTCCTCTCTCAGTGGTGCAAAGTCCTCTCTATCTAAAACGTAATACTGTTTATAGTTAGTACGTCTAACCTTATCAATTTTAGTGACTGATAATATCCTGTAACCCTTACGTCTAAGTTCTGACATAATTTTAGTTAGAGATAATATGTTGTAGCAAAATACTGCTTCTCTTGTAGATATGCTAGATTTAGCTTTTAGGTGTGCTATCACCTTTCTTTCTTGTACCATTATATGATTCCTTTCTTATTATAATGTACCCCTTTATGGCATACTTGAACTGATAATACAATAGCAGTTATTTTATTAAGCAATTTATGCAGCCGTCCTGGATGACCGATGTATGACAGTACCAGGAAGTTTATAGCAAATAAAAAAAGGGACACCCCGAGAAATGCCCCTCTAAATTTATGTAACTATATGCTATGCTATCATTTTTAAATCTCCCTCTATTGGATAATCACTTGGTTTTCCGTACCTAATTGAAACTGTACCATCAACCCCTTCAAAAGCCTTCTTTTTAAATTTTAAATATTCCATCACACTGAACGCTTTTTCGTGATAGGTTCTGGAAAACTGCCCACAGTCACAATCCATACCCTCCACCAAAAGTGCTAGCTTATTATTTTCAGTGCAATTTTCTAAACTAGCTTTTAAATTTGCGCGTTGCTCCAAAGGATCAACCTTATCTTTAAAAATATTGTAACCTGATACTTTTATCGTAATTTCTCTAAACTTTTTTCTGTTTAATTGCATTTTACACTTTCCATTAGATATGATACTTTTTTCTTGGGTCGTGCCATTGTTGGTTTGTATATGTAGTGGCTATTCCATTTACCTACATTAACACTCAAATAATATGCTGTATCAAAGTGGTCATACATTGCATCGCTCTTATCGTACCATTTTGTACCCTTCATAGCTTTGAATAGAGCATCAAAAAACGCAATGCACTCTGGCTGATCTTTATAATACTTATGATAATGGTACTGATTGACGTTACTATAATTTTCACGTCTACCTTGACCAGTAAAAATTATTCCTTGGGTCAGATCATTATAGGGAAAAAAGTTTAATGCCCCTTCTTTTATGTTAACGACTAAGGTTGCGTGGTTTCGTATTGAAATCGTACCTTTTACGTTATGCTTATCTAGCACCGCTTTAATGTTTGGTGCTAGTTCTCTTTTATCGTCTTGGCTAATGTATGCCATTATACTTTCCCTTCTATTAAATCTATATCTATTATATGATATTCAAAATCAAACATTCTTTTTATTTGTTTTACGTTATCAACTAAGCAATTTAAATAAATATAATTATGATATACATTGTACTTATTTTTTGATAACAAAGTAATTGCGTACTTCTTAGACATTTATGCTACCTCTCTATCTTTTACCCATTGATCAAAACTTTTAGGTATACCCCCACTGCCTTTAATTTGTTTAACGAAAGAAACATACTTGTGGTATTCCTGCCCCTCTAAAGTTAGATCATCATCTTTTTCTTGGAAATAATGTTTAACTGTACCAATGTCGCACACATATTCTTTATTGGTTTTTTTATCGGTAATTACGTAAGGGCGTTTTCTAGCTCGTGGCTTATAACCAGTTAATTTATATGTCGGGTGTTTTGTGTCTGATGTAGACAATATAACTTGTTCATAAGATTCTAGCTGTTTCAGATGCTGTTCTAATGCTTTAACTTCTGGAGCTACAGCATTAGGTAAAGTAACCATAACTTTAAATGTGGCGGTATCGTCATTATAACTACAATTACCTACCTTAAATGTTAATCCGCTTGATACATACCCAAGCGATGTGAGATTGTTTTGCATCTCGATTCTAATATTCCTTAACTGTTCTTTACTGAAACTCATTTTATAATCCTTCCTTCTTTATCTAAAACGAATCAATTTATATTCTGTATATTATTTATACCACACCTATCAGTTAACACAAGAAATAATATCAGTTCAATTTTACAGCAATTATCGTGCAGTTATCGTGCCAGGACTTAACCAGGAATAATAAAGTGTGCAGCTTTCCTGGCTGAC